GCCTGACAGAGCGGGTGACGTTGCAGAGCGATGAGATCGCCCGTTTGCGCCTCAAGCTTGGAGGTACATCGTGATGGACAGATGCGCACTGGAGTTCATTGCCCGCCGCTGGTGGCGTCGGGTAGAGGTCTGGATCATCGCCGCTCTGCTAGTTGCTGGCGGTGCCGTTTTGGGCTGGCAGTCTGCCTACTGGGCCATGTCCAGTACCCAGGTCAACCAGGTGAAGCAGATCCGGGATGCTTACGATGCTGCGATGGCTGAGCGAGATCATCTGCTCGATGAGCTGACCCGCCGTACCGACAATGCTGCCGCCAAAGCCTCAAAGGCTGCAACTACTGCGACCCGGGCAGCTGACAAGGCCGATGAAGCGCTCAACCGTGTACAGGGCGAGGGCCAGCAGTGATGGCCAGGCTCAAGACGCTCGGCTCTCGCCTCAAGGAAAGCGCAAGCTCGCGAGTCAAGGTGGTCACACCTGGAAGCTGGCGGAGCGGCATGACCAGCTCCCAACGTGGTTACGACTACAAATGGCAGAACGCGCGGGAGCAGTACCTCAATGCCAATCCGCTCTGCGTCTTCTGCGAGCGTAACGGCCGCACAACTGCAGCAAGGGTGGTCGACCACATCGTTGCTCACCGGGGAGACATAGTTCTTTTCTGGGATCAAACCAACTGGCAGAGTCTCTGCAAGCCTTGCCACGACTCCGTGAAGCAGGCCGAGGAGGCCGCTGGCCTGGGTGGCTGAGGCGTCTGCGGATCATCGAAACCCGGCGGCGCAGCACCGCGGCACCCAGTGACCTGGTACGAAAGGGGTAGGGGGTCAAAAGCTAGGGATTCTCATCGAGCTAGACCGCCTCCGACCCCACGTATACATTTTTCTCCCCCCTGAAGGTTTTTGTTAATGGTGTTAACAGACAAACAGCGACAGTTTGTTGACGCTAAGGCCCGAGGTGCGTCCAACAAGGAAGCGGCTGAGGCGGCGGGCAGCAAGCCTTCGACCGCTGCTGCGGCCGGTTCCCGTTGGGCAAATGACCCGAAGATCGCATCGGCAATTTTGGCTCGCAGAGCAGAGCTCAGTGTTAACCCTGAGCCGAAAAAGCGGCGCGGCAAAGCGAAGGCTGATGATGGCATTGAAGCACCCGTCGAGATCAACGAGGCCGACGGGGAGTTCCTCAGTTGCCTGCCTTCTACTGATGATCCGCTGGTGTGGCTGCTCGCGCTGATGAACGAGCCCCGGGCGAAGGTCTTTGATCGTCGCAATGCCGCGCAAACCGCCGTGCCGTACATTCACGGCAAGAAAGCAGAAGCTGGCAAGAAAGAGCAGAAGGCGGAAGCCGCCAAAGAGGCGGGCAAGGGCAAGTATTCCCAGAGCAAGCCGCCCCTCACTGTCGTCAAGGGGTGACACATGCTTTGGACTACGGCCTGCCCAGACTGGTGGCGGCGCCTGGCCGCGGGCGAATCAATCATTCCAGAGCCGCTATTTCCTCAGGAGGCTGAGGAGAGCCTCGAAGTCTTCAAGGGCCTTCGCATTGTCGATGCGCCGGGTAGCCCAACTATCGAAAGCGCGTGCGCCCCCTGGGTGCTGGCTTTCGCTGGGGCTGTATTCGGAAGCTACAACAGCGAGACCGGTGAGCGCCTGATTCGGGAGTTCATGCTATGCATCCCCAAAAAGAACAGTAAGTCGACCATTGCCGCCGCCATCATGCTGACGGCCCTGGTGCGCAACTGGCGGATGTCAGCCGAGTTCATCATCCTCGCGCCGACCAAGGAAATTGCCGACAACGCTTTTGTGCCGGCCAAGGACATGGTCAACAACGATGAGGAACTGAAAGACCTGCTGCACGTGCAGCCTCACCTCCGCTTGATCACGCACCGCGAGACTGGAGCCACGCTGAAGGTCGTTGCCGCTGACAGCGATGTGGTGGGCGGCAAAAAGGCTGTCGGCGTACTGATCGACGAGGCCTGGCTGTTCGGCAAGAACCCCAAGGCTGCGGACATGATCCGCGAGGCCACCGGTGGTTTGCTTTCCAGGCCCGAAGGTTTCGTCATCTGGCTGACCACGCAATCGAACGAGCCGCCTGCTGGCGTATTCCGGTCAAAACTGAACTACGCCCGCGGCGTGCGTGATGGCCGTATCAACGACAACCGCTTCCTGCCGATCATTTACGAATTCTCGAAGGAGATGATCGACAGCGGCGCGGCCCGTAAGCCGGAGAACTTCCACCTGGTGAACCCCAACATGGGGTTCTCGGTCGATCGGCCGACGCTTGAGCGTTTGTTCATGCAAGCGGAGATCGACGGCGAGGCGGAACTGCGCGGCTTCCTTGCCAAGCATCTAAATATCGAGATCGGCTTGGCGCTCATGTCGGACGCCTGGGTTGGTGCTGAATTCTGGGAGCCACAGGCGGCCACTTGGCTCAGCCTGGAGCAAATCCTCGAGCGATGCGAAGTCATCGATGTCGGTGGTGACGGCGGTGGGTTGGATGACCTGCTCGGTCTTGCTGTTATCGGCCGGGAGGCAGGAACCCGTCGCTGGTTCCACTGGGCTCATGCCTGGGCACATCCTTCAGTCCTTGAGCGGCGTAAGTCCGAAGCCCCACGGCTCAAGGATCTTGAAGCAGCCGGCGATCTGACCCTGGTCAAGCGGATCGGCGATGACGTCGAGCAATTCGCTGCCATCGTCAAGCGCATCAATGAGACCGGCCTGCTGGACAAGGTCGGGCTCGACCCTGCTGGCATTGGTTCTGTTCTCGATGCCCTGGCTGATGCCGATGTCGAGGAAGACAAGATCGTTGGCATTTCCCAAGGCTGGAAACTCACAGGTGCGATCAAGACGACAGAGCGCAAGCTTGCCGAGGGCACGCTCTTGCACTGCGGTCAGCCGCTCATGGCCTGGTCCTGCGGCAATGCCAAAGGGGTGCCCTCTGCGAATGCCTTCTTAATCACAAAGCAGGCCTCCGGCACGGCAAAGATCGACCCGCTGATGGCTACTTTCAACGCCGTTTCTCTGATCAGCCTCAATCCTGAAGGCCGCGGAGGAATGGATAACTTCATGGCTGGCATTCGGGACCCACTGATCGCATGAACGCACTTTACATTTTCATTGCCTGCGCTCTGGTCGCTTTCTGCCTGGCATGTGCTGGGGTATGGGTTCTGGCCGGTACCGGCTGGGCCTTGCTGGCGGGCTCGGTGAGCTTCTTTTCCATCGCCGGGTTCCTTCGCCGAGGGCTGACGAGTGATTAAAACCCTATCCCAGGCACTGGGGGCTGCGGCCACCAAGCCCACAGCCAGTATGAGCGAATGGTTGGGCAAGAGCATCAAGCTGTCGGATGGCGGGTTCTGGGGCGCATTTCTTGGGGCGCAGTCCAGTAGTGGCAAGTCGGTCAGCGTGGACAAGGCGATGCGCCTTTCTACGGTATGGGCTTGTGTCCGCATTATTTCGACCTCGGTGGCCGGCTTGCCGCTGAGTATTTACAAGCGGATGCCAGATGGAAGCCGCGAGAGTGCGCGGGACTTCCCGCTGTACGACGTGGTGCACACCAGTCCAAACGAGGACATGGCCGCTTTCCATTTCTGGCAAGCAGTCGTCGCGTCGATGCTGCTGTGGGGGAACGCTTATTGCGAGATCCACCGATCAGCAGGCCGCGTCATTGCGCTGGACTTCCTGATGCCCTCCCGCGTCGACCTCGAGTTTGATGATGACGGCAGGCTGCGGTATTTCTTCAGACCGCGAAAGGGTGCACGTCGAGAGATTGTGCGTCAGAACATGCTGCACATCCCGGCCTTTACCCTAGACGGCCGGGTTGGCCTTTCCGCCATCCGTTACGGCGCGGATGTGTTCGGTTCGGCGATGTCTGCAGACGACGCCGCCAACAGTACTTTCCGAAACGGCATGATGCCTACGGTCGCGTTTTCGGTAGACAAGACGCTCAACCCGGCCCAGCGCGTTGAGTTTCGCGAGTACGTCAAGACGATCTCCGGTGCCTTGAATGCCGGCAAGAGCCCGGTGCTCGAGCAAGGCGTGAAGCCGGAGATGATCGGCATCAATCCTGCCGATGCCCAATTGCTGGAGTCGAGAGGCCACAGCATCGAGGAAATTTGTCGTTGGTTCGGCGTGCCGCCCTGGATGGTGATGAAAACCGACAAGGGGAGCAATTGGGGCACAGGCCTGGAGCAGCAGCAAATCGCGTTCCTTACCTACTGCATCATGTCCTTCACGGCGCCGATCGAGCAGTGCGTGAACAAGTGGTGTATGACGGCCGTCGACCGGATCAATTTCTATTCGGAATTCTCGCTCGAAGCATTCCTGCGGGCGGACAGTTCGGGCCGCGCAGCGTACCTCAGCACGATGGCCCAGAACGGTTTCATCACCCGTAACGAAGGGCGCCGAAAAGACAACATGCCGCACATGCCTGGCGGTGATGTGCTGACGGTTCAATCGAACCTGGTACCTCTTGATCAACTGGGCAAGCAAGACGATGGCCAGGCCGCACGGGCTGCGCTGATGAACTGGCTGCACCAGCCAGAAAAGTAAATCACGGGAGCAATCCATGAAACACAAGATCCAGTCTCGCGGCCTGCGCAGCGAGATGAGCCCGCGCGCGCTCGACAAGTGGAACCCCGCGATTCAGGCGGCCGTCGAGAACACCTCGGATACCATCACGGTTTACGGCGTGATCGGGGAGGACTGGTACGGCGAGGGCGTTACGCTGAAACGGATCGATGCCGCGCTGCGGGCGATAGGCGAGCGTGATGTCACCGTCTACATCAACTCACCGGGTGGCGATATGTTCGAAGGCATCGCCATTTACCACCGCCTCCA